TTAGCCGTATTGCTGAACCTACTTACATGAGCCTACCAAATAAGCTGGCTCAAGGGCGCCCGATTCAGGTGTTTGTAAACCGCCAGTCTGGTCAATCAAACCCAACAAGTGTTGTTGTATCCGCTAATGTATCTTCTACTGCTACCACAATTGATGTTTCAAACGCATCTGGATTGGCTTCTTCTGGGTTTATTCAAATTGACTCTGAGACCATTAGCTACCCAAATATCAGCGGAAACCAGCTTATAAACTGCGCTCGTGGACAAAACGGCACTACTGCTACCGCTCATATTACTGGTTCAGCAATCACTGTACAGAACCTACCATGCATCAATGTATGGCCCACTCCAAATTCCCCTGGAGATCAGTACACATTTGTTTACTATCGTATGCGCCGCATTCAGGATGCTGGTTCTGGCGTATATGTACAAGATATTCCATTCCGCTTTATTCCAGCCATGGTTGCCGGATTAGCGTTTCAATTGGCGGCAAAGCTTCCTGGGGTTGATATGAACCGCATACCGATGCTTAAAGCCGATTACGAAGAACAATTTACATTAGCAGCTCAAGAAGACAGGGAGACGGCTCCGATTCGATTTGTACCTAGGAATACGTTCTACGCCGGAGGCAGCTAATGCCTAATCAGTTTGCTTCTGGCAAATATGCAATTGCCGAATGTGACCGATGCGGACAAAGATATAAGCTAAAACAGCTTAGAACGCAAACAGTTAAAACTAGACCTTACAAGGTAAAAGTTTGTGGGTCGTGTTGGGATCCTGATCATCCTCAGTTACAATTGGGTATGTATCCGGTTAACGATCCGCAAGCGGTTCGGGAACCACGTCCTGATGTAAGTTATTTGCAGTCTGGTACTAATGGTCTGCAGATTGCTCTTGATGGCGGTACAGGTCCTAACGGTCTTGGAAACCCAGATATGGGTAGTAGGATATTCCAGTGGGGCTGGAATCCTGTAGGTGGTGCAAGTTACTTTGACAGCGCTTTAACGCCAAATGACTTGATTGGTAGGACACAAATTGGTACAGTAACAGTTAATATAACTTAGGAGTAAATCATGGGATTTAAAAAAGGCGCAGACGGCATCACCAAAACAGGTAAAACTAATCCAAAGATTTACCCTGATGATGGTCCAAAAGTAATCGACAAAGGTCCTAAAGCCAGCACAAGTTCTTTAAACAAGAACATGAAAGCTATGGGTCGCAATCTGGCTAAAGTAGCCAACCAAAAGAAATCAGGAAGAGGTCGTTAATTATGGCTAAATTTTCTAAAAAAGTCATGGGTAAAGAGGTTGGCGATGCTAATGTTTATGCAAAGCCGCACACCATGAAAGGCACTGCAATGAGTGCCAAAGATGCAATGAAGGCTGTTAGTCGCAAGCCTGATCCAAACACTTTAAAAGCTACCGATATGAAGCCAGGCGGTCAACCTGCTCCACGAGTAAGCGCTGGTGATCCAGATCGCAATGATGTTAAGACTACAGGCATCAAGATGCGTGGCACTGGCGCCGCCACTAAGGGCGTTATGTCTAGAGGACCAATGGGCTAATGAATTACTCGCAACTTTTTACGCAAATACAGACGTATACTGAGAATCAGTTCCCAGATACGTTTGTTCAAGTATCGACTAGCGGTAGCCAGACTAACGTCAATGCTGTCACTCAGATTAATACTTTCATCATGCAAGCGGAAGACCGTATTTACAATACGGTTCAAATTCCCTCATTGCGTAAAAACGTTACTGGTAACTGTTCTAGCACTAGCAAGTACTTAGCTTGTCCAAACGACTACCTATCTACTTATTCCTTGGCAATCATTAATACGGATGGTACATATGAGTATCTTCTTAATAAAGACGTTAACTTCATCCGCCAGTCTTATCCAGACCCTACTGCCACCGGTTTGCCTCGTTATTATGCTTTGTTTGGTTCAAGGTTAAATGATCCTAATGAACTGACCTTTATACTTGGTCCGTCTCCTAACGCTAATTATGGCGCAGAATTGCACTACTTCTATTACCCAGAATCTATTGTTACTGCTGGTACTTCGTGGTTAGGTGATAACTATTCCCCTGCTCTTTTGTATGGTTCTCTTGTTGAGGCTTATACCTATATGAAGGGTGAAGCGGATATGTTGGCAGCGTATAATACGAAATATCAGGAAGCAATGCAACAACTTAATCGTTTGGGAACTGGTCTTGAGCGTGGTGACGCTTACCGGGACGGACAAGCAAAAATCGCAGTAAACCCTTAATTAGGAGCAACAAATGGCAATTACTCAAGCAATGTGTGATTCGTTTAAGGTGCAAATCCTTAGCGGTCAACAAAATTTAGTGTCTGGTTCAGCCAGCACATACAAACTCGCTTTGTATACAAGTTCTGCAACATTAAGCAACGCTACTGCAGCCTACACAACTGTTGGCGAAGTAACAAGTTCAGCTTCAAACTACACTGCTGGTGGTAATACACTAACAGTTAGCACAAGCCCAACTTCTACTGGTAACGTAGCGTTCTTATCGTTTGCTAATAGCTCTTGGACTAACGCAAATATTACCGCTAATGGCGCTTTGATCTACAACTCTACTGCAAATACGGCTGTTGCTGTGTTGGCTTTTGGTGCTGATAAAACAGCTACTAACGGTACATTTAGCGTAATTTTCCCAACAGCAGACGCTACAAACGCTATTATCCGTATTGCTTAACAGGAGCTTTAAATGGCTCTTGTTTTAAAAGATCGGGTAAAGTCAAATACCACAACGACTGGTACGGGGACAATCGTCCTTGGCGGTGCCGCTTTAGGCTATCAATCGTTTGCTGTTATTGGCGATGCTAATTCAACTTACTACACCATTACTGATGCAACATCGGGTGCGTGGGAAGTAGGTATTGGTACTTATTATTCTGGTAACACATCGCTTACCCGTGATACGGTCCTGTCTTCCAATAATTCAAGCGCATTGGTGAGCTTTCCCGCTGGTACTAAAGACGTATTCGTTACGCAGCCAGCCGAAGTAACTGCTATTGGCGGTGGAAATCAAGCAATTATTGTTAACCAAAACATAGTTACAGGAAATTATACAATTACTACTGGCACAAACGGCTTCTCTGTAGGTCCAATAACAACGGCTAACGGTGTCTCTGTAACGGTTGGTGCTAACGCTACTTGGGTGGTTATATGAGTACTATATCAGCAGGTAATACAACTACCACAACGCTTGTACAGACTGGTGATACTACTGGCAATCTAACAATAACCGCTATTGGTGGTGTAATTAATGCCGCTGCCACTACTGGTGGTTTTGCAATTCCAAATGGAACAACAGCTCAAAGACCTGGAAGCCCAGCACTAGGTACATTTAGATATAATACAAGTTTAAATACCACAGAAGTTTGGTCTGGTCTTTCTTGGACTAATGTTACATCTCAATCCTATACTGCTTCTTATTTAATTATTGCTGGTGGCGCAAGCGGTGGATATGCTGGTGGTGGTGGTGCAGGCGGTTTATTATCTGGAACAACTGCACTAGCTATTGGAACTACATATTCATTCACCGTTGGTGCGGGTGGCGCTGGAACAGCATCTCAAACAGGAAATAATGGTTCAAACTCAACAGGTCTTACACTAACCGCAATAGGTGGTGGTAAAGGTGGTGGATTTAATAATACTTATCCTCCTAATGCTGGTGGATCTGGCGGCGGCGGAGCAAGTGGTGATTCTTATACTGTTGGCGGTGCAGGAACTTCAGGTCAGGGTTACGCAGGTGGCACTGGTGGAACTGTAACGGCTGGATATACGGCAGCTGGTGGTGGCGGCGGAGGTTCTTCAGCGGTAGGTGTTAATGGTGCGAATACTACTGATGGTGGAATTGGCGGTACTGCAACTGGTGGCACAGGAGGCGCAGGTACATCTTCTTCAATAACTGGTTCTGCTGTCACTTATGCTGGTGGTGGTGGTGGTGGTTGTTATGTTTACTTAAGTTCAGGAACAGTTGGTTCTGGTGGTTCTGGTGGGGGAGGTAATGGCGGTTCTGCTTCTGCGGCAACTTCAGGAACAACAAATACTGGTTCGGGTGGTGGAGGCTCTGGATTTAATAGCAGTGGTTCTCAAGCAGGAAATTCAGGCGCTGGTGGTTCTGGCGTTGTATTTTTATCTGTACCAACTGCATCTTACACAGGTACCACAACAGGCTCACCAACAGTAACAACATCAGGCAGTAATACAATTATGAAGTTTACAAGTAGCGGAAGCTACACGGCTTAACAAAGGAGAAATCAATGGGCCATTTTGCAAAAGTAGTAGATGGTAAGGTTACTCAAGTAATAGTAGCTGAGCCAGAATTTTTTACAACATTCGTGGATTCATCCCCAGGTACGTGGCTGCAAACCAGCTATAACACCCGTGGTGGCGTTCACTATGGTCAAGACGGACAACCAAGCGGCGGCATTGCTCTTCGTGGCAACTACGCTGGCATTGGTTATACATATGACCATGCTAACGATGTGTTCTACGCACCAAAGCCATATGCTAGTTGGAATTTAAACCAAACTACATGGTCATGGGAAGCACCAATAGCTATGCCAACAGAAGGTGGACCATACCAATGGGATGAAGCAACTACATCTTGGGTAGCAATTACTGCTTAAGGATTAAAATGGCAATCACCATTGATGGATCTCTTGGAATAACTGCAAATACTGCAACGCAGGGTATTTTATTGCCATCTGGGACTGTAGCACAACGTCCAGCAAATGCGGCAGCTGGAACAATTCGTTACAACACAAGCAATAGTGTGACGGAAGTTTATTCAGGTACAGGATGGACTGTATTATCTACCCAAACTTATTCAGCATCTTATTTATTAATTGGTGGCGGTGGAAGTGGTGGTGGTGCTTATGGAAACAATAGCGGAAATGCCGCAGGCGCTGGAGCAGGTGGATTACTTTCAGGAACAACAACTTTAACTGTTGGAACTACCTACTCTTTTGTTATTGGCGCTGGTGGTGCAACAACTGGAAATACTGGCACAGCAAATGGCAATAATGGCTCAAACTCAACTGCTTTTAGCTTAACTGCTATTGGTGGTGGATATGGTGGTGGCGGCACCACTGGCACTCCCTCTGGTGGTAACGGAGGCTCTGGTGGTGGACAAAGTTCAGGTGGTGGTGGAACTATAGGTTCAGGAACTTCAGGACAAGGAAGTAATGGAGGTGCAACTGATGGCACAGGTTCAGGCGGTGGCGGTGGCGCTAGTGCTGTAGGTGCAACTGCTTCTGGAAGTGCATCTGGTGCAGGTGGAGCTGGTTCTGCATCTAGTATTACAGGATCAAGCGTTACATACGCAGGAGGCGGAGGTGGTGGTGGTAGCTCAACTAAAACTGCTGGAGCAGGTGGCGCTGGTGGCGGTGGAGCAGGGGGTGCGTTTCAAGCTGCGGGTGTTGCTGGAACTGCAAATACGGGCGGTGGTGGCGGTGCTGGAGGTGCAGGAAATAGCGCAGCAAATGTGCCATCAGGAGCAGGCGGTTCTGGTGTAGTTATTCTTTCAATTCCTACAACTAACTACTCTGGCACAACTACTGGTAGCCCAACAGTTTCTACATCAGGCGCAAATACAATCTTAATATTTACAGCTTCTGGTTCTTACACAGCGTAATGTATGCCAAGCACAATAAATGCTATTCCAGACCCAACATCAGGACAGCTTCGTAAAACAGGTGCGGCTGATGCTAATCTTACGTTTCAAACAAATAGCATTAATGCAGTAACAATAGATCAAAACCAAAACGCTAATTTTGTTTCTTCTGGTGCAACTACAATTCCACGGGGTACCACGGCACAACGTCCAAGCCCAGCAGTAAATGGAATGATTCGATATAACATCGATTATGGTTTGCTTGAAGGTTACATTGGCGGCGCTTGGACTGCTGTTACTAGTTCATACCCATACACCGTTTCGTATTTAGTTGTTGCTGGAGGTGGTGGTGGTGGGTCTTATAGGGCTGGCGTTGATGGTACCGCTAGCGGTGGTGGTGCTGGTGGTTTATTAGCTAATACAACAAGCTTAAGCGTAGGAACTACTTACACTATTACAGTAGGTGCTGGTGGTGCTGGGGGTTCTAGTGGTTCTGATGCGGCAACAGTCGGAACAAATGGTGCAAATTCTAGCATTAATTCATCAATACTAGCCATTGGTGGAGGTGGCGGTGGCGGTGGTTCTGTATCAACTTCACCAACCTATTCGGCTGGATCTGGTGGTTCAGGCGGCGGTCAAGCATTAAAAGGCTCTGTAGGGGCTGGTACAAGTGGTCAAGGTTATGCTGGTGGAACAATGTCTGCTGGCAATAACAATGGCGGTGGCGGTGGCGGTGCTGGTTCTGTTGGAGGAAATGCTACTGCTGTAAATGCTGGAAGTGGCGGATCAGGGGCTGCATCTTCTATTACAGGCTCTTCAGTTACTTATGCTGGCGGTGGTGGCGCAGGTCAAGGAGACGGAGCGTCAGGTAGTGGCGGATCTGGCGGCGGCGGTGCAGGAAGCGGAGCAACTAATGGTAATGGTGGAAATGGAACTACCAACCTTGGCGGCGGAGGCGGAGGCGGTGGTTTATTACCAACTGCTTATACTTCAGGCAATGGTGGTTCGGGTGTAGTCATATTGTCTGTACCAACAACAAATTATTCTGGTACAACCACAGGCTCTCCTACTATAACCACATCAGGCTCAAATACAATATTGAAATATACATCTAGTGGGACATATACAGCATGACAACCAAACTTAACGCATCCACTGCTGGCTTAGTTGAAACAGTAGATACCTCTGGAATCCTTGAGATTCAGACTGCAAACACGTCTGCCATCATTATTGACGCATCTCAAAACGCTAACTTTACTAGTACTGGCGCTATAAATGTTCATGTAGGCACAACCGCCCAAAGACCAAGTACACCAGTTAACGGGATGATTAGATATAACACCACAGTAACTACTACAGAAGCATATGTAGCTGGCGCATGGACTGCTTTTGGTGGTTCTTACAACTATACAGCTTCTTATCTAATCGTTGCTGGCGGTGGCGGTGGTGGGGGTGATGATTCAAGAGGTGGTGGCGGAGGTGCAGGTGGCTTGTTGGCAAATACAACAACTCTGACCAGTGGAACGACCTACTCTTTCGTTATTGGTGCTGGTGGCGCAGGTGGCGTTTCTGGTGGCGGTGCTACAGGTGCAGCTAGAGGTACAACAGGATCTAATTCAACTGCACTTTCGTTAATTGCTTTAGGTGGCGGCGGCGCTGGTGAAGGTGGTTATGGAACATATTTAGCTGGGTTTTCAGGCGGTTCTGGTGGTGGCGGAGGTGGTGTTGGAAGCAATGCTGTTTCTGGTGGAACAGGGGGCAGCGCAACTTCAGGTCAAGGTAATATTGGAGGAAATGGCTCTAATGCTGGTGATGTAGCCTCATCAAATGGCGGAGGTGCAGGAGGTGGCGGTGCAGGTGCGGCTGGGGCAAATGCTTCTCCAGCAACTCCTACTAATGGTGGTGTTGGACTTCAATCTTCAATTACAGGTTCTTCCGTTTATTATGCTGGCGGTGGCGCTGGTGGTGCTTTTAATGGTAGCGGAATGGTTACTGCAACCGGTGGTTTAGGTGGTGGTGGAAATTCTATAAGTGGTACTGGTGGCTCAGGCACAGTTAATTCTGGTGGTGGTGGGGGTTGTGGAAGCACAACAGGTGGTGCTGGTGGTTCTGGCGTAGTTATTCTCTCAGTCCCAACATCTAAATATTCCAATACAACTACAGGAAGCCCTACAGTTACAACGTCAGGATCAAATACTATTCTTAAATTTACCTCTTCTGGTAGTTACACAGCCTAATTATGTTCTTTGGATTTAGCCCATACGCAGACACGCCCTATGCGGACCAAGGCGGAATCACGTCCGTTAGTGTCTCAGTATCGGTTACTGGCGTACAGGCGGTTGGTTATCTAGGAACTGCCAATGCTGTTGCAATTATTCCAGTCAATGTTATTGGAGTCCAAGCGGTTGGTCAAACAGGTACCGTTTCTATTGCCGCTGGTGCTAATGTATCTGTTACTGGTGTTCAAGGTGTAGGTCAAACAGGTACCGTAACCGTAGCTCTACCAGCCAATGTTTCTGTAACAGGTGTACAAGCTATAGGATACATAGGTACTTCTAGGGTTACAGGAAGTGCAATAGTTAATGTAACAGGTGTTACTGGCGTAACTCAGCTTGGAACCGCAACTGTAGCTGCTGCTGGCAATGTCCCTGTCACGGGCGTTCAAGGTGTCGGTAAAGTTGGTACAGTCACAACTGCCGCTAATTCAAATGTTTATTTAACGGGTGTTCAAGGCAATACCCAACTTGGCACTGCATCTGTAACAGGAACTGCGGTTGTTAACTTGACTGGTGTTCAAGGTATTAGTCAACTAGGTAATGTAACAGTCCAATTAACCCAAAATATCAGGGTTACAGGTGTCCAGGCAGTAGGCTACGTAGGCAATGCAAGCGTTATAGGCAGCGCCGTAATCTACTTAACAGGAGTGCAGGCACGGGGTATAATCGGGCAAGTGCTAGTTTGGGGTCAAATTCCAGATAATTCTAGCCCAAATTGGACTCAAGTAAATGATTCTAATGCAAGTAGCTGGACACAAGTCGTAGATAATGCAACACCAAATTGGGATTTAATAGCCGCTTAATATGTCAAGTACTTACTCAACTTCGCTTCGCATACAACTGATTGATACAAACACGGAGTTTGAGGCGTGGGGACAACCTACGGATAACAATTTAGGTACCGTTATTGAGCAAGCTATTACTGGCGTTGAGACAGTCAGTTTAACCAATCTTACCTCTTATACACTTACAACCGCCAATGCTTCACCGGATCAAGCTAGAAATGCTGTATTAATATTTACAGGTGCATTGACTGCTAACTGCAATGTAATAGCTCCTAGCGTTCAAAAGCTCTACATTATTAACAACCAAACAACTGGTGGTTATAACGTCAATATCAAGACGTCCTCTGGAAATGCGGCAATAGTTAATGCCAATGCAAGTCAGTTAGTCTTTTGTAATGGAACAACTTTCTATGCTGGTATAGCGTTAGCAAGAGTTCAGGGTGATTTAACCGTAACAGGCAATATTAAGATTGGTGGTTCTTTAACCGCAAACAATGGCAGCCTGGTAATGAATGCAAATACCAGCGTTGTTAACATGGGCTACAACAACGGCGCAATGACAGTACCTATTGGTACAACTGCTCAAAGACCCAGCGTAGGAGTTACTGGTATGAGTCGTTGGAATACCACAAATCTTTCTTATGAAGTTTATGATGGTTTTCAATGGGTTTCTGTACCATTAACTTTTTATTCCGTTAATTTCCTTTCAGTAGGTGGTGGTGGTGGCGGTTCTGGCTACGCTTATGGCGGTGGTGGTGGCGGCGCCGGTGGTATGTTAACTGGCACAACTACATTAACTACTGGGACAAGTTACACAGTAACCGTGGGGGCTGGCGGTACTAGCGGTGCTGCTGCATCTAGTGGTAATAGTTCAACATTTAATGGCATCAGCGCTATTGGTGGCGGCGCTGGTGGCTATGGAGGCAATGGTGGTACTGGAGGATCTGGTGGTGGCGCTTCAGGCGTAGACAACACTACATCATCTGGCGGTGCCGGTACTTCAGGTCAAGGTAATTCTGGTGGCTCTGGTGGTGGAACCGCATTTGTTGGTGGAGCTGGTGGTTCTGCTGGCGGTGGCGGTGGCGGTGCAAGTACTAGTGGTAGTGCTGGTACCTACGTTGGCGGTGATCCTGCTGGACATGGTAGCGGAGGCGCTGGCGGAAACGGTTTGGCTTCATCTATTTCTGGCTCTTCCGTAACATACGCAGGCGGTGGCGGTGCTGCTGGTGCGGGTGGTCCAAGCCTTAACTTTGGCGGCGCTGGAGGTACTGGTGGTGGAGGTGCTGGTGGTCGTGGAAATAGCGATGCTGGTGGCGCAATAAACGGCACTGCAGGAACAGCAAATAGAGGTGGTGGTGGCGGTGGTGGTCCAGCAAATGGTGGCGCTGCAGGAGGTTCTGGAATCGTTATTATTTCTTACTCTGGCAACCAAAGAGGAACAGGCGGCACAGTCACAACTTCTGGTGGTAACACCATTCATACATTCACATCTAGTGGTACATATACAGCTTAGGAACAAATATGCCTTCTACATTTTCACCCTCTTTAAAGATTGAGCTAATTGCTAACGGCGAACAGGCTGGAACTTGGGGTCAAACTACAAACAACAATCTTGGTACGCTTCTTGAACAAGCGATTGCTGGCGTTGATACTATTGATATTGCTAATTTAACTACTTATACCCTGTCTAATTACAACGGTATATATGATGAAGCTCGTAATGCTGGACTTATTTTTACTGGAGCTTTAACTGCAAACTGTACAGTTATTACTCCAGCCGTAGAAAAACTCTATGTCATTAGCAACCAAACAACTGGTGGATATTACATTACTGTATCTTCAGGAAGCGGAAATACAATATCCGTTGCAAGCGGCACAAACCAATTAATGTATTGCGATGGCACAAATTACAATACCGCTATTAGCAATATCAACAATGTTGCTGGCGATTTAACCGTTACTGGCTCAATCTTATTGGGCGCTAATTTAACATCTACTACTGGTAATTTAACTTTAAATGCATATTCCAATGTAGTAAATATGGGATTCAATACTGGAGCCTTAATTGCACCTATTGGCACTACGGCACAAAGACCGACAAATTTAGTGAACGGCATGGTTAGATGGAATACAACCACTACTGCATACGAGGTTTATACAGGGTCAACATGGGTTAACTTATTAACTGGAAACTATAGCGCTAATTATCTAATGGTAGCTGGTGGTGGTTCTGGAAACGTTAATGCTGGCGGTGGAGCAGGTGGATTATTACAAAGCACTACAACATTTACTTCTGGAACTTCTTATGCCATCACCATTGGTGCTGGTGGCGTTAATTTAGGAACGGCTAACGGTGGAAATACTACAGCCTTTAGCTTAACTGCAGTAGGTGGTGGTTCAGGTGGAACTTCTGGTGGATCTGGCGGCGGGGCTTATTTAGCTGGTATACCTACAGGAACTGCTGGACAAGGAAATAATGGTGGTGCATACCTTCCTCAAAGTGGTAATACCGCTTCTGGCGGTGGCGGAGGAGCTGGTGGGGCTGGAGCAGATGCTACGTCTGGTCAGTCTGGTGCTGGTGGAATTGGTATAGCTTCATCTATTTCTGGTTCTTCAGTCTATTACGCTGGTGGCGGTGGTGGAGGCGCTTGGATTGCTAACGGCGGTATAGTTTATGCAGCTCCTGCTGCTGGTGGTTCTGGCGGTGGTGGCGCAGGAACCTCTACTACTTCTGGAACAAATGCCACAGCAAATACTGGCGGCGGAGGTGGTGCTGCTGCCCAAATAAATTATGGGTCTAACCCCGGCGGTAATGGCGGTTCTGGAATTGTGATCATTTCTTACCCTGGTATTCAGCGTGGTACTGGCGGTACTGTTACTACAGTATCCAATAATACAATTCATACATTTACTACTTCGGGAACTTATATAGCATGATTATTGAAAACCAAGCACAAGATGTTGACGGCGCTGATGCTATTTGCGCCCATAAGATTGAGATCTATTGCCCAGTATGTGGGAAAGATGTGGATGAGTCAGAGCTTAATATCAAAGCATGTCATGATTGCGGCGCTAGTTTAGAAAACCCAGAACAGCATGTGGCGGTTGCAGTGACTTCGGTTCCCGTTATTGGTATTACTTGGTAAGGTAAAAAAAGTGTTATATGCCAGACCCATTTGGATTATCCGAAGGAGTAAAGACTCTAAGCGGTAGCCTTGATGCAAGTCGAGAGGCTAGTAAAGGGCTGTCTAAAAGTATTGAAGGTGTTCAGCAAGATGCAATAGATGTAGCCCAGAAACAAGCTAATGATCGTATAAGGGCAAAACGAGAAGCAGAATTTAAGAAAGAACGAGCGCTGATTAAAGCGCTTGAAGAATGGAAACGAAAGAAACAAATCTCCGATGAGGAGGCTGATTTAAAGATTAAGTTTGTAAAACAGTACGGTGCTAAAGAATGGGATGCACTTTTGAAGATTAAATTGGACATTGAAAATTTGGAGCGTAAAAACAATGAAGAATATCAACATGATCTTAAAGCGGTTAGGCGAGTACAGTTCTATTGCTTTGCAGTGGCTGCGGTCATTTCCTGGTACCTTACGTGGGGTTATAAACAGTTTTAAGGGTAAGTAATGCGTAAGTCTAAGACCATGTGGTTTGCACTTGCTCTAGTAGTGCTTGGCTTTGTAGCAGAGAATTTTAATTATGTACAAGATATTATTGACCCAAAGTATTATGGTATTAGTTACATGGCTATTGGCATTATTGTTGCCATCTTACGTTTTATTACCACTCAACCTTTAAGCGAGAAGTAATGTTTGGAATAAATATATACGCAATTATTGCCATGGTCGCAGTTACTTTATTCTGCGGCGGGTTTGTAAATGGCTGTTCATACCAGCAAAGCAAAGCGGAAAAAGTAGTACGTGATAAAGAACATGAATACCAGGCGGCGGCAGATACTATAAGGAAAGAGAAAGATGCTCAAATCAAAGTTATTAATACTCAGCTTGTTGATGCTGTTAGCGAGTTGCGTAAGCGTCCCAGTCGTACCGCAGAAACCAACGCTGGATCAGGTTGCAACGGAACCAGCCTTTTTGCCGAGGATTCGGAATTTCTTGTCAGGGAAGCTGCCAGAGCAGACGAAATAAGAGTTGGTCTACAGGCTTGTTATAAACAGTATGAGGCGTTGAAATGAATCACAGAGAACACATCTTTATTATTGCAGCTTGGTCATTAGTGGCTATTGTAGCTTCCATGCTTTTAATGTTTGCCTATGCTGTTATTGATCCTAATTTCGATACTGACAAAGTATTTCAGATTATTGGACCTGCATTTCAAACTATTGTAGGCGGCTTTATTGGATTAATTACAGGTATTAAAATAGGATCAGAAGATGACAAGTGAGCAATTAGCAGCGTTAGGAATTGATGCTAAGTGGTTAGAGCCATTGGAGGAAGCCTTTGCCAAATACGATATCTCAACACCAAAGCGTCAAGCAGCGTTTATTGGTCAGTGCGCTCATGAGTCTGCTAATTTTAAGACTCTCCAAGAGAACCTCAACTACAGCGCCGAAGGACTAATGAAGACATGGCCCAGCCGTTTTCCTAATATAGAAATAGCAAGCCAGTATGCCCGCCAACCAGCCAAGATTGCTGGCAAGGTATACAACGGTAGATTAGGTAATACCAGCGAAGAAGAGGCTGCTAAGTA